TAGACCGTCAGCCCGGCGTCGGTAATCCGGACGTAGTCGGAGGAGGATCGATCGTCCGGGAGATGGACGCCGTTCCGGCCGACGTAGAGCCCCGTCTCGTCCCAGAGCGCGACACGCTTCCCGGACGCCCAGACCTCGATCCCGTCGGGACGCCCCGCGTCGACGGTCGAGACCCGGAGGTATCCGGACTTGATGACGTCCGCGTCGAGCCCGGCCGTCGAGATGTGGGCCGAGACGACCGAGTTCGCCGCGATATCGGACTGGCCTATCAGCGTCGGCGTCGCCGAGACCGTCGCCGTCCAGCCCGCCCCCGGGTTGTCGACGGCGAGGACCGCCGTCGGGTCGGTCGCCGAAGTCCGGACGAGCCCGCCGCGGTCGACCGCCCGGACCCGGACGGTGTGCGGGACGTCCGGTTCGAGGTCCCCGATCCACGCCACGGTCGTTCGGAGCCGGTAGCGCTCTGACCATCCGGTCCGCGCGACCTCGAGTTCGTAGTAGGCGAGGTCGACCGCCTCGACAGCATCCCAGCGGGCGGCGAGGCCCCGGAAGCCGCCGACCGCCTCGAGGTTCTGGGGGATCGGCGGCGCCTGGAGGTCGGCGACCGTCGTATGGGCGACCGTCGCGGTATACGTCGAGCGGTTCCCGGAGAGGTCCTGGGAAAACGCCCGAGCGTAGTACGTCCACGATCCGCGGACGCCCTCGATGCTGCCGGAGGTCGCCTCCGGCCCGATGACGACCCGGAGCGGCGACGTCCAGTCGGGGTTCTCGTTCGGCGCCTCGCCCGTAATCTCGACGACCGAGGCCCAGAGGTCGCCCGCCCCGACGGGGTGCGTGAGCGACGCGGTGAGGCGGACGACGAACGATCCGTCGACGAGCTGGACGCGAGAGGACGAGAGCGCGAGGTTGGTCGGCGGCCCCGGCGGCGTCGTATCCGGCGCGGTGACCTCGGCGATGACCTGCGGGATCGCCGCGACCTGCTCGGCGAGGCCGCCGATAACGGAGGGGAGGTCGGCCGGGAGCGACCCGAGCCGAGCCGTATAGACGAACTGCGAGTTCGAGCCCGGGACGACCTGCGCCTCGACTTCGAGGACCGGGAGCGTCGTCGTGATCCCCCAGAGGGCCGACTCGATCTTGACCGTCATCCCGGCGGCGAGACCGGGAGCGTAGAACGTCACCTCGACCGGCGTCGTCGGGTTCTCGTGCTGTGCGAGGTAGGCGTCGGCGAGCGATTCGAGCGTTGTCTGGGACGTTACGTCCGGGAGCTGGAGGACGTACTCCCGCCGGCCGTAGGTCGCCTGCGAGGACGTCGGCCAAGACGAGACCGGCGGCCGCCATGTCGGCGTCGTCCCCTCCCCGCCGACCGCCCAGACCGCGTTCCGGACCTCGACCGTCTCTTCGGGATACGAGAGCGACGCGTAGGCGACGCGGGTGGTCCCGTTCGGCGACGTATCGACCAGCGAGAAGGGCGCGAGCGCCCCGGAGGAGGCCGCCCGGTAGACGAGCCGGTACTGATCATCGACCCAGTAGGTCGCCCCGGCGAGGTCGGCGATCTGATCGATCGCGTCGAGGAGGGAGATGGCGGAGAACGTCATCCCGGGGAGCGACGGCCGAACGACCGAGACGGTCGTCGACGGCGCCGTGACGCCGTGCGTGCCGTAGGCGGCGACGAGGGCCTGGATCGCCGCCTGATCTGACGTCCCCGCCGCGACGGTGTAGGTCCCGTCGATGACGTCGGCGCTGAGTTCCGGCGTGAGGTCCTGGCAGGTGACCCGGAGGACCTTCCGGCGAGCCGGCCCCGGCCCGGTATCGGTCCGCGACCGCGACCGGACCTTGCCCCGAAAAATTCGGGTCGACCCGTCCCAGACCTGGACCTCGTCTTCGAGCGGCTGCGGCGCCCCGGAGAGGTAGGCGACGTATTCGGCCGTCGCGACCCGACGCCGACCCGCCCGCGTAAGGACCCGGAGGGTCGACGCGTCGACGGCGGCGGAGATATCCCCGAGGGCGGACGAGAGGACCGTAAACGCCACGGCGGCCCCTCATGTCATCGCGTAGCGGACGCGGTCGGCGATCGCGGCCGAGAGCCGGTCGATCGCCGAGGAGTCGCCCGTGAGCGTCCCGATCGTGACGTTGAGGGTGATCCGCGCCGGCGAGGCCCGATCGCCGGCCCGGAGAGCCGCCCGGAACTCGTCCGCCGGCGCCCGCGGGACGACCATCTCGCCTCGATGTAGGAGGGCCAGCATGTCCCGAGGTAGCTCGAAGGCGCCCCGGTCGAAGCGAGGGAGCTTGATCGGTTTGAGGCCGAGGCCGCCCCAATAGAAGGCGCCGATCTTGCCTGCCGGACCGAGGTCGATCCCGGGGAAATCGATCTTGAACGAGTTGATGCCCCTGATGAGCGCGTTGATCGCCTCCTCGACGAGGCCGACGAGCCCGTTCGCGAAGGCTTTCCCGAGCGCGATCGCGAGGTCGGAGCCGGCCTTCGCGATCTTCGGCGCGTTCTCGACGAGGCCCGGAATGAGGTCGTTCCGGACGAAATCGCCGAGGGTCGCGATGATGCCCCTCCCCTGGCCGCCCGATCCGGTAAGCGAGTCCATAACGCCCGAGACGAGGGCCGCGCCGAGCTTGATCGCCCCGTCGATGAGCTTCGGGACCCCCTCGGTGACGATCCAGACGAGGACCTTACCGGCGAGGTCGGCGAGGGCGGCGAGGAGGGGCGGGACGGCCTTGATCGCCCAATCGACGAACGACCTCGACCACTCGACGAGCTTCTGGCCGAGCTTCGGAGCGTTCTTGACGATGAAGTCGGCGATCGTCGACCCGAGTTGGGGGAGGAGGACCCCGAGCCGCGGGATCGCGTCCTCGACGAGCCAGGCGGACGCCCGCTCGGCGAACTGTCGGCCCATGTCGGCGAGGAGCGGGATGCCGGTCGAGAGGCCCCAATCGAGGATCGTCTGCAGGAACTGCGAGAGGTTCGCCGCGAGCGGACCGATCGCGTCGAGGACCCAGTTCGCGAGCTTGAGCGTCCACTCCTCGGCGACGTCGGCGATCGTGCCCCCGAGCGGGAGGAGGGCGTCGAGGGTATAGGCAGCGACCTCGCCGAGCGAGGCCGACGTCCCGCCGGCGAGGTCCCCGAAGAGGTCGAGGACGTCGCCGAGGGCGTCGCTGATCGGAGCGACGATCGCCGAGAACGCCGCGCTGATCTTCCCGATGACGGGCTCGATCGCCGTCCAAGCCGCGGTCATGGCCGAGGCGAGGAGGTCGAGCCCGCCCATAATCGCGGTGATCGTCCCCTGGACGCTCGCCTGGAAAGCGTCGGAGGAGAAGAGGTCGATCAGCCCGGAGACGAGCGCCTTGAACCGCTTGAAGAGGGGCTCGGCGGCCTTGGCGATCGTCAGGTTGAACGTGTCGGCGAGGGTCGAGGTTAGGCCCTCCCAGGTCGTGGCTTGTCGCGCCATCGCGCCCGAGAAGCGCGAGAGGTCCTTCTCGAACACCTTCCAGATATCCGAGGCTTTGGCGCCGGAGGTCGAGAGCTTCTCGATCTCCATCCGCGCCTTGGGCGAGACGACGGCGAGTTCGGTGAGGCGCATCATCGCCTCGCCGACCGGACGTCCCGACTGGAGGTTGGAATACATCCGGCCGACCCAGAACGCGACCTCGTCGAAGCCGGCGGAGGTCGCCGCCGCCGCGTCGCCGAGGAGCGTGAGGGTTTTCTTCGTGTTGAGGGCGGAGCCGCCGAACGTTTCGAGATACTTCGAGGCCTTGATGATCGGCCCCGTCTCGAATGGAGTCAGCTTCGCGAACTCGAAGAGGCTCTCGACGTGCTTCCTGGCCTTATCGGCGTCGCCCATGAGCGTCTCGAACTGGAGGGTCGATTTCTCCAGCTCGGCGTTCATGCCGATGACGGCCCCCTCGACCGCACCGAAGCCCGTCTGGAGACCGGAGAGGGCCAGCATGCCGGATGCGAACCCGGCCGCCTGGAGCCCGACCGCCTTGAGGGAGCCGCCGAGCCGCCCGAGGACGCCGCCCGTCTTCTCGGTCTTCGCCGCGAGGCCGTCGAGGGAGGACGAGACCCGGCCGATGCGCTGGAGCGAGTCCCCGGTATCGACGCCGAGGATCGCCCGGAGTTCGGCCGCCGTCAGCGCCATCAGCGCCGCCTCCGGCGCCGGCGCGCCGCCCGCTCGCGTTCCCAGGCTTCGAGGGCGTAGAGGGCCATCCACTCGACGAACTCGGCGGCCGGCATCCTCCGGAGGAGGTCAGCGCGAGTCATCCCGAGGTCGCGAGCCAGCACGTACTGGAACCTCCGCTCCGGATCACTCAGGAAAGCGGCGCTTCGCTTCGGCGACCTCCTCGTCGCCGGCGAGCCCGGCGAGGACCGCGACGTGCCGAGCGATACGGTTGATCGCGGCCGCGTTCCGAGCCCGGAGGATGCCGACGTCCTCCTTCGAGAGCTTCGGTTCTTCGAGCGCCGCGACGATCGCGAGCAGCTCGACGAGTTCGGCGTCGATCTCGCCCCCGACGGTCGCCTCCCGCCGGATGTCGAGCTGCTCGCCCTTCGTGAGCGCCCGGAGCCGGACGGCCCGGCCGCCCCACTCCGGGATGGGGAGGTCGATCGTCGGGAGGTCGTCGAGCGCGAGGAGTTCGTCCCGGGATAGATAGCCCGTCATGAGGTCGCCCGCGTGACGGCCCCGGTGACCTGGAACTCGCCCGAAATCGAGCCGGCGTCGTCGACCGGAGTCGAGGCCTCATACGAGGTCAGGATGCACGAGCCGGTGTACTTCGGCTTCGAGGTCGAGGCTGGCTCGCCGGCCGGATAGTACTCGAACGGCCGCTCCATCCCGAGGATGCCGGCGAGGTAGCCGTCGACGGTCGGGTCGTAGTGCCCCTCGATGGGGATCGTCCCATCGAGAAGCCCCGGGATGTACGTCTTCGAGGTCGAGCCGAGCGTCGTGATCTCCGCCGTGTCGGCCGAGCGGGAGAGCCCGGCCGAGGTCAGGTAGGCCGAGAGGTCCCGGAGGACCCCGCCGGAGTCTTGGACCTTGAAGACCGCCTTGGAACCGTGCGTCGTCGCCATGTTGTCGCCTCCTTTCTAGAGCCGCGCGAAGCCGACGGCGAGGGTCGCCCCGCCGGTAATCGTCCAGAGCGCCCGGACGTACCGCCGGACGGTCCCGGTGATCGCGACGCGCTGGGCGCCGCCGGTCGTCGCCGCCGTAAAGGTGATGATGTCCGCCCAGACGGAGTTATCCGCCGAGTCCTGGATTTTGACGGCGAGGGAGCCGGACGATACCCCGAAGACGTGGAGGTAGCCGACCCCGCCATTCGAGGTCGCCGCCGTGTTGTCGAGGGCCGAGCCGTTCCCGTTGCCCGAGACCGTCGTCTTCGGGAGGAGCGACCTGACGTAGTGGAGGCCCCCGCTCGACTGGAGTTCGAGGGAGATAGTCGCCGCGCCGTCGACCGGCGAGGACACTTCATAGGAGGTCGGCCCGGTCGTCTCGGCCGCCCGCCCCGACGCCCCGAAGCTGTCCCCCTGGGGCCAGTACGAGACGATCGTCACCGTCCCGAGTGCGGCAGAGAGGACCGCGTCGACGGCGTTTGGGTCGCCGTCCCAGTACCCCTCCCCGGAGAGCGTCCCGTCCCGGACGCCGGCGATGTACGTCTTCGCGACCGCTCCGAAGGTCGTCACCTCCGCCGTATCCGCCGAGGCCGAGGCAGAGAAGGAGGAGAGGAAGCCCGAGAGGTCGTAGGCGCCGGCGTACACCCTGGCCTTCGAGCCGTGCATCGTCGTCATGTCGTACTCCGCTCGTCATCGGCCGGCCGGTCGTCCGCCGGCGTATCGTCGTCGTCGATCTCTTCGATGTAGCCGCCGGCGAGGAGGTCCGGGATCGACCGCCGAGGGAGCCCCTCGACGACGTCGCCGACCTCGAACCTGCCCTTGGGCGTGTTGAGCCCGACCCGAGCCCGGTAGCGCTTCATAGCGGTGTCACCATGATGCCGTACGTCGACGATGCCGTCTGCCAGACGGTCCCGCCGGCGTCGATGAAGTGGCCCTCGCCTCCGGAGCGCCTCCGGATCGCCCGGACGGCCCAGGCGGACATCCGCGACGAGAGGTCGGCGTCGGAGTCGGAGAGGAGGGCATCCGCCCGCGAGAGGGCGGCCTGGGCCGCCTCGGCGGAGGAGGCCCGGTCGACCGCCACGACCTCGATCGTGACCCGCCGGTAGGCGAGCCCCGAGAAGGCGTAGCTGTCCTGGGTATCGGTCGTCCGGAAGACGACGAGGGGCGTCGGCGTATCGCCCGGCGCGACCTGCCGCCAGATGCCGCCCGGAGCGAGGCCGGCGAGGGTCGCGTCGTCGCTGAGGAGGCCGTAAATCGCGGCGTCGAGGTCTCTCATAGTTCACGCTCGATAGCGGCGATAGCGTCCACAAGCTCTTGGAAGGACTGCGTAATGGCGAGCGAGAGGTAGGGCTTTGCCGGCCGTCCCCGAGACGGCCCGTAGTTGACCTCCGGCGGTCGGTTCGGTACGTCGGAGGCCGCGCCGGCCCGCCCCGTCCCGAAGTTGACGTAGGACGCGTAGTGCGCATTGAAGGCCACCTCGCCGACGAACTGCGAGGACGACGGTCGCGTAACCTCGGAGGCCGATGAGTTGACGAGGTTGCCGGATACGATCGGCGCGTACTGCCGAGCTAGCCGCTCGGCCTGGACCGTCTGCCGCCGGACGAGCTGGTACAGGAAACTCTGGAGACGATCCATCAGCGTCGGGAGGTCGTTCCGGTAGCGCGTGAGGGAGCCCATCACGTCACCTCCGCCGCGAGCACCCGCGTGACGATCTCCCAGGTCCGCCGCCCGAGGACGGCGAAGACCTCGAAGGTCCGTCCGGCGGCGACGACCCGATCGTCCGCCTGGACGTCGACCCCGGCCGGGAGCGTAATCGTGACTGATGTCGTGTAGTTGAGCCGCGCCGCGATTTCCGTCTGGGCGGCCGAGGACGGCGCGTAGCGGCCGAGCCCCTCCCAGACGGAGCTGTAGGTCGAGACGAAACCGCCGCCGGGTTCGCGCGCCTCCGCCCGCCGCAGAACGGTCATCGGCGTGTCGAAGAGCGCCTCGGCGACGTCCCGCCGCGCCCGCTCGACCTCGGCCCGGCTGATCATCTCACTCCGCCTCGACGACAGCGTGTTGCCCCGGGAGGACCGGCGACGCGAGCGCCCCGCGAGCGTAGGTATCCGCCATCCGGAGGCAGTTCGAGACGATCTGCGAGCGCGAGAGGCCCTGCCCGTCGGTAGAGAGGTCGTAGGCCCCGGCCGCCTTCGCGGCCTTGAGCCGCCAGCCGCGGACGACCGCCCGCCGGAGGTCCCAGGTCGGCGACCAGCCCGCGTCGGTCGGCGCCCGCCCGTCCGCGTCAGCGATCCTGAACCGTCGGAGTAGGGTTTCGAGTTCGGCGTCGTCGAGCCCCGGCGCCTCCTCCGCCGCCGTCTCCTGGCGGAGGATCGCCAGCGCCTCGGCTTCGGTCATCAGCGGTATCCTCCTCGACCCTCGTCCAGTCGGGGATGAGGACCGCGGCGGCGGCGTCGCCCATCCGCCGCCGCGTCCCGTCAGGCCCCTGCCAGAGAGGGAGCCGGTCCGTCATCGCGCCCCTACGGCGTATACGGAGTCAGAACCGCGAAGGGGTAGCGGGTCGCGTCATTCTGGTTCAGCGCCGTGATCGGATTCGCGATCTGGAACGCGAACCGCGCGGTGACCCGGAGGGCGACCATGTCCTGCTGGGCGAGGTTGTAGATGATCGCCCCCGTGTTGTCCTGGATGACCGCCTGGTCGAGGATGCGGTACGAGACGTCCTGCCTGACGGCGATGATGCCCTGCGTCCAGTCCCCGGCGACGAGGAGCGCCGTCGAGGCGTTCCAAGAGCCGTTCTTGACGAAGGTGATGTCCTCGCCGTAGAGGGTCGACGGAGTCCCGGCCGTGAGGGACGGTTGGAAGAGGAGCCCCTTGTTGGCGTCCCGGAGCCCCCGGAGCTGCGCCTTGAGGGTCGGAGCGGCCGCGAAGCCGTTCACATCGAAGCCGTCCGCCTCGACGAGCGCCATGACGTCATTGATGTCGGCCGCGAGGTCCTGGGGCGGCGACGCCCCGCCGCTCGCCTCGACGGCGTGACCGGCCGAGGTCGCGGCCGGGATGATCGCCGCCGGCCAGGTAGACGGCTTGTTCACGCCGAAAATGATCGCCTGGTCGAGGGCCTTCCCGAGCGCCTCGACGATCCGCGGCCGGACCTCGCCCCAGATGTCGAAGTCGGAGTCGTCGAGGACCGCCTGGGGGATCGGGACGAGGGCCGCAAGCTCCTCGGCGACGAGGTACTTGTTTGCCCAGGCCATCTCGGTCGTCTGCTTGAGCCCGGTATCGCCGTTGACCCAGTAGGCGACCGGGAGCGCCGAGAGGACCGGCTGGCGGACCTGCTTCCGGGACATCGTAGTCCGGCGGAAGGTCGCGAGACAGAAGCTGGAGGTCGGGAGGGACTGGATGATGTCCCGCGAGACCTCGTCCGGGATGAGCGCGTCGGCTTCCGAACGCGTGATGATCGAGTTGTACGGCATGGCCGCCTCCTTCCGGCTAGCCGCCCCGCCCCGCCGCTCGCCTGATGAACTCGTTCATCCCGCCCGCCGCCGGCCGGGACGAGGTCCCCGCCCCGCCGTCGGCCGTCCCCGCCGGAGCCCGGAAGAGGCCCGGGTGGGTCTTCCGAAGCTCGGCGACGAGGGCGTCGACGTTCTGTGGTCGGCCGGAGTCGTCGAAGTCGATCTGGTCCATCCGAGAGACGAGGAGGGCGTCGATTACGTCTGGGTAGATAGCGCCCGCCCGAGAGGCCGCCGCTAGGGCCGCCTGGCGGAGCCCGAAGACCCGCCGCTCTCGCTCAAGCGCCGCCTTCTCCGCCTCGATCGCCGCCTTCTCCGCCGCGATCCGCTCCGCCTCCGTGAGCGTCTCCTGCGCCTCCTGCTTCGCCTGCTTCTGGAGCGCCTGGAGTTGCCGCCGGAGCGCGGCCGTCTCGTTGCGGAGCTTGACGATCTCGGGAGGTAGCGTCGTCTCGGCCGACTGGCCGGTAGCGGCGTCAGGTGCCGCGGTCCCCTCGGGAGCGTCCGCCGCTCCCGGTACCGTCCCCTGCGAGCCGGGGATCGCCTCGGCGCCGCCCTGGGCGCCGGTAGCCTCGACCGTCATTCTGGCCGCCTCCGCTTCTGGTGTCAAGACGCGAGGATCGCCTCGACTTCGCGCCGTAGGTCCGGCGGCATCGCCTCGATCGCCGGTAGCCGTTGAAACTGTACCCACTTCGCGACTTGTTGATCGCGCGTCTCGCCGAGGAAGGCCAGGAAGTCCTCGGCGGTCGTCGGGAGGTCCCAGGCGACGACCCGGAGCCAATCGGCGTTCCGCGGGAGAGCGTCCGGATTGAAAGGCATCGTTTGTCCTCCTTTACCCCGTACGGTATACCCAGACCTTGAAAGGCTTTGGGCAGGCGACGACAAACTCCTCCTCGCCGAGGCAGCCGAACCCGCTCCTCGACGTCCCGACGATCCACTCCCGAGGGATCAGGGCGGCGAAGACGTACGAGCCCGACCGCTCCCCCGAGAAGTTGTAGGCCACACGCGCGCTTGTTGACCAGGACGAGAGCGGCTGGTGGGCCATCTCGACGAGCCCGCCCCCCTCGCCGACCCCCTCGAACTCGGGCGGGAGGTTGTCCGGGTCGAGCTGGACGCCCCGGTAGAGCGGGACGTACTCCGGGAACCCGGGCGACTTGGAGAGCTGCCACTCGCCGAGGGTCCTCCTCGCCTTCTGTTCGAACTCCAGTAGACGAGCCTGGGTTTGGTCGTACATCTCCTTGAGGAGGGTATCGATGACCTGACGCGCCGCCGGAGGCATCATCGTATCGAGGTCGGCGAAGTGCGAGGTTTGGGCCGCCGGCGAGAAGAGCGCCTTCGCCCGCTGTTGGACGTAGAGAGAGAGGGTCGAGTGATCGGCCGAGGTCTGCGCCCAGAGCTGGATGAACGAGGCCACGAAGTCCTCGACGATATAGCGCCCCACCTCGCTCTTGAGGAGGGCGAGCCGCCCCGACGGAGAGAGGTCCTGCCAGCGGACGTCGAGCGAGTAGTCGCCCCTCGCGTATCTCCGGTTCGTCGGGATGAGGGTCTCTTGTAGGCCGTGGAGACGATACGTCGCGTTCCACTCGGAGAGGGCCACCAGGAACTTCTCTTGGCGGTAGAGCCCCGTCGCGAGGTTGACCATGATGTCCTGCTTCGCCCTCCCCGCCCGATCCCGCGCGTCGAGGTTCTGGAGCCCGTCGCGATGCCAAAGCTCCCGATAGGCGGACGCCCAGTCGACGTCCGGGACGTTCTCTAGCGGACGAGGGTCCTTCGCCATCATCCGCTCGGCGATCGGCGACAGCTTCGTTGTCCGCTCGGGCGCCCCCGCCCGAGCGAGGCCGAGCGCCGAGAGCGTCCGGAGCGTCGGGACGAGCCCCCATTCGGTCTCGACTACCGTCGCCAGGCGACGGAGGGTAATCCGCCCGCTCTTCCAAGCCGCGTGGCGGGTCGGCCCGAGGATCGCGATCTGGTCGCGTTCCGGGAGCCGGCGAAGTTCGTCCTCGGCCGAGCCGAAGCGCGGCCGGAGCCGATGCGATCGCGCCTCCTGTTCCCAGCCGGCCTGCCGAGCGGCCCGCGAGAGGTCGAGGGCGGCGAGCCCCTCGATCCGGCCGAGCCTAGCCGCCTCGGCGATATCGGCGATGTCCGGGAGGATCGGCAGCATCGTGCAGCGGCAGTTCGGGTGGGAGGCCATTTTGTCCGCGATGCTGAAGTCCTGGCCGTCCATCGCCCAACAAATCGCGCACGTCGTCCGGTCCCGAGCGGAGTGCCATTCCCAGCGCCGGACCCCCATCCCGACCCAGGCGTGCCGCGTCCCCTCCCGGTAGGCCCGGAGCATCTCCGTCCGCGCGATCGTCATCGCCCGGGTAAGCGGCGCGCCGAGGGCGTCGGCGATCCGCCCGTACACCTCCCGCGGGTGGAGGCCGAGGCCGACCCCGACGTAGAGGGCGTCCCGGAAGCGCGTGATGGCGTCGTTCGAGAGGTCGGTATACAGCTTCGCGAGCGGAGAGTCGCGAGCGATGACGGCCTGGAGCGGGATGAGCGCCCGGAGCCCGGCCGTCCTCGCCCCGACGGTGACGGTCCGCCCGACAAGCTTCTGCCCCGCCTCCGCCCCGAAGGAGAGGTCGGCGATCTGCCCCGGTAGCCCGACCCGTACGACATCCCGCGCATACGCCCGGCCGAGGTCCTCCATGAACAGGGCGGCGTTCGCGACGCCGAGAGCGAGGTCGAGATGCCCGGCCTGGATTGTCGTCTGGAGGACCGTCTCGATCTGCCGGAGCCGGCCGAGCTTGAAGTCCCGACTCGCCGAGGACGGGAGCCGCTCGAGCTGCTCGATCTCCGCCCAGGCGGCCCGGAGGACCCGAGCATAGGTCCGGAGGGTCTCCTGAACCGTGAACTCGTCCCCGTCCCGAAGCTCGGCCCAGTACTGGTTGACGACCTGGCTGACCGAGGCCATCCGTCAGACGGTCGGGAGGACGTAGAGGACGCCCCGGAGCGCCACGATCGGATCGGAGGTCGCGTCGTCGACGGTGATCTGGTAGGCGTAGACGGCGAGGTCGCCCGCCGGTAGCGTCGCCGTGAGGGCCGCCGGGAGCCGGAGCCGCGCCCTCCCCGCCGGAGCGTCCGTGATCGTGAGGGCGACCGGCCCGAGTTCCGGCGTCCCCGTCCGGGAGCGCGAGGCCGTCCAGGCGAGGGTGCGACCGGTGAGGTCGAAGGCCGTCCCGTCCGCCTTCGTGATCGTGATGTCGTACGAGCCCTCATGGCCCCGAGTTACGGAGATATCCATCATCTGGCCCTCATGGTCTCGATCGCCCGCCCCCGGATCGTCGCGCCGTCGACCCGGCCGGCGAGGCCCGCCCCGATGGTAGCGCCGATCGAGCCGGCGACGCTGACGACTTCTTGGTCCGTAAAGACCTCCGCCGGCGGGACCGCCCCCGTCGCGGTGGTCGCATGCGTCGCCGAGGTCGTCGCCGCTCCCCGCCGGCCCGCCCGACCGGCCGCCGAGGTCGCCGAGGTCGCGCTACTGGCGACCGCCGCGAACGCCGCCTTCCGGCCGGCGCCCGTCGTCGCGTGATGGTGCTCGACCGGCGTAGCCGACCCGCCCCGAGCCCCCGAGACGCTCCCGGCCGCGGCCGTCGACGAGACATGCGAGACGGTCGCCGAGCCCCGCTTCGCTGGGCGCCCAGTCGCGGCCGTCGACGCGCCTGCCGACGTCGTCGCCGAGCCGCGCCGGCCCGTACGCCCGGAGCCGGCCGTCGTGGAGGCCGCCGTGGTCGTCGTAGAGCCACGACGAGCCGCCCGACCTGCCGCGGCCGACGTAGAGGCCGCCGCGACAGTCGCCTGGCCGTAGCGGCCGGATTTGGCGGCCGTGGCGACCGTCGAAGTCGCCGACGTCGTCGCCGCGGAGCCGCGCCGTCCACTCCGCCCGGTCGCCGAGGTCGCCGAGCCCGCCGAGGTCGTGGCGGAGCCGCGCCGCGCGGTCTTCCCCGAGGCCGAGGTCGCCGCCGCCGACGACGTCGTCGCGGAGCCCCGCTTCGCTGGGCGACCAGCCGCCGAGGTTGCCGAGCCCGCCGTGGTGGATGCGGAGCCCCGCCGGGAGGCCCGACCAGTCGCGGAGGTCGCCGTAGTCGCCGAGACGGTCGACGCGGCGGACCGCCCGCCCTTCCGGCCCGCCGCGGTCGCCGAGGACGAGTGCGTGACCGGCGAGGCCGGCCCGGACGAGGACTGCTTTCGGGACCCGCTCGCCGACGTCGCCGAGGAGTGCGTGACGGTCGTCGCCGAGCCCCGAGCACCCTTCCGGCCCGCCGCCGAGGTCGTCTTGGTGTGCGAGACGGTCGCCGCTCCCCGAGCACCCTTCCGCCCCGCCGCCGAGGTCGCCGAGGAGTGCGTGACGGTCTGGGCCGGCCCCGACTTGGAGGTAGGGGCCGCCCGGACCTCGACCGTGACGGCCCGCCAGCCCGAGCTAGTCCCGCCGACGCTGACGCTCGTCGCCGACCAGCTCGTGACGCCGTGGTTCGTGTCGTGCCCCGCCGCCTCGTCGGTGCTGTCGAGGACGTCCGCCCGGAGGACCATCCCAGTCGGCGGCGTCTCCAGCGCCGTATCGACCGAGCGATGCCCGGCGAGGCCGACGACCCATGACGTCCCGTCAGTGACCTGGAGGGTCAGCGCGGGATAGGTGACGGTCGTGCTGGCCGCGCCGCCCTGGGCCGAGGCCCCGATCGGCGTCGTGTCCTGGCCGCGGTAGACGAGGCAGACGACCGAGGTCGCGTTCGTCCAGCTCCCGGTCCCGCTATCGCCGGCCTGGAGGACGCGATAGCCGACCCGCTCCGAGCACGAGTTCGCGCCCCCGGTGATGATGCTCGTCCAGCCGGACGGGAGCGAGGGCGCCGTGGTAGAACCGTCGCGGTAGGCGAGAACGATCGCGAGGTCGCCCGCCTGCCAGCCGGAGGGGAGGGAGGCCGACGCTACGCCGGTCGTCGCGCCGATGAACGAGAGCGCCATGTCAGGCTAGCCGCCCCGGCAGACCGGACACTCGGGATCGCCGCCCGACGTCTCGGCGAGCCGATGCAGTCCGCGGCGGTGCTCGTCGGCGAGGTGGCGTGATATCTCGCCATCGTGCTCGGGATCGAGACAGCATGGCAGGTGCCCCCGCTCGACGGCGTAGGCGGCCCGCTCGATCTCGTTCGCGGCCGCGTCGAGCAGCGAGACGTAGAGGTCGTCGACCCCCGCGACCTTGCACGCCGTCGCCCCGCGGCGGACGTCCGCCGCGAGACGTTCGAGGTCCCGCCGGAGTCGGTGCCGGTAGCCGGACGTCATCGAGGGCCGCCTCCCCGAGACGAGAACGCGGCGCCCCGCCCCGGGAGGGAGGAGCGCCGCGTCCCCGCCAAAGCGCCTCCGCTAGGTCAGCGTGATCGATGCCGAGGTGATCGTATACGTCCCCTGCGCCGCGAACGTCTCGTCCGTCAGGTCGGCATCGCCCCAGTAGGTCCCGCCGGAGGCCGCCGACTGAAAACCGAGACGGCGGACCGTCGTCCCGCCCGGAACGTCGAACGTCGGCTGGTTGGTCAGCGACTTTGTGCCGCCGGAGGCCGCTCCCCAGACGGCCGGCTGCCGAGCGTAGGCCGGCGAGCCCCCGCTGACCTCGTTCGTGTTCCCCGAGCCGACCACGTCCGTGTGGAGCGAGAGGTAGGCGATCCCGGCGGACGGCGCCGCCGGAGCCTCGTCGAGCGCGTCGAGCATCTGATTGAGTGCCGCGGTCGTCAGTGGCATGGACGTCCTCCTTCCTAGAGCCTAGGGGGCGGTCCCGCCGATCTCCGCCGGAGGGAGTCCGCCTCGATTGAGAGCCCGGAGAAGCTCGACCCCGGCCGCCTGGGCTTCGGCGGCCCCCTCCTGCAGGAACGCCTCGACCTCCGCCTCGGCGTAACCGAGCTCGATGAGGGCCTGCCGCTTGGGGAGGCCGATCTGGGTCTTGAGGGCGACCGTCTCGACGATCTCCCGTTCCGAGCGCGGCGCCGGGTCCCGCCAGCGAACCGAGAGCCGGAGCCCCTCGACCTCGACCCCCTCGACGGCGAGGGCGAACCGCATCGCATCCTCCCAGGTATTCCCGTACGCCACCATCCGGTCCCGTACCCGGGAGAGGAAGCGCGTCTCGGCGGTCTTCATCGCCTCGCCGGAGGGCCAGTCGCCCCCGACGAGCATGAGGTAGTGGAAGGGCGTCCCCGAGACGCGAGCGAACTCGCCGCGGATCGACTCCTGAACGCGGATGAACTGAGCGAGGTCCGCGGCTTGGAACTCGCCGAAGCGGACGTCCGGCGACTCGGAGAGCCAAATCCGCTCGAACCCGGGTGTGAACGGTGGGACCGGCTTCCCAGTCTGCGGATCGATCTCGACCTCGATCCCCGTCACCCAGCGTTGGGGTAGCGCCGCGTACTCCATCGCCACGAGCATGTCGGCGACCGCCTTGTTGAGGGCGTCCTGGAGCGGGACGACGTCCGCGAGTTCTGACTTCCCGTATCCGCCGACCGGCGCGTTCGTCGCGAAGTGAAAGACCGGGACCGTCCCGAACGGGTTCGGGAGGGGCCACGGCTCCCCGTCCGCCTCGAAGGGAACGAGGGCGTTCGAGGAGTCCGGGATCGCCCCGAGCGTCGCGGAGCGGCTGACGTACTTCTCGATCCGGTCGGCGTAGTACAAGTTGAGCCGGTAGGTCCCGTCGCCCCGCACCCAACCTTTCGCGGCGTAGAGCGCCCGCCCCGGCAGCTCCTCATCGTAGACGTAGGCGACCTGGTCCGCCCGCTGGGGATAGATAGCGGCGAGGCCGTCCCGGTCGGGCCAGACGAGGACGTAGGCGTCGCCCTGCCGGAGCGCCTCCTGGTGGACCTCGCCGACCCGGCGGTCCATGCGGTTCCGTCGCCAGATGCTCATGACGAGGTCCGCCTTGATAGGGTCGCCCTCCTCGACGTCGAAGCCGTCGATCTGTAGACGGTCGGCGACGGAGTCGACGACGGCTGGGCAGAGGTTGTCAGCGAAGGCCCGGAACAGCTCGCCGAACGCGTTCATGAACCGCTCGGATGCGAACGCGAGCCGATGATTGCCCAGGTAGTAGGCCCGGAGCACCCGGTAGGTCGGCTCGTTCGCCCGGAGGATCGCGAGAGCCCGGTCGGCGTCGTCCCGACCGCCCAAGACCGCCGAAGTGTAGGCGAGGAGCGGGGTGCTCATACCGCCCCATCATAGCGAAGCCGCCAGCGGAGCGGTAGCGTCCGCCGGCGGTGCGAGGCCCGTCCTACCGCCCGACCGCGCCTCGCCGGAGCCGATCGTCGCGCCGAGCGAGCCGCTCCTCGGTCGCCCTGCGGAGGGTGACCGCCAGGCGGTCGACGAGCCACTCCGCCTCGACCGTAAGCGGGGCGGTCCGCCCGTAGGCGTCTGCCCGGCGAGCCGCCCGGCAGAGCGCCCGGTAGAGCGCGACGGCGAGCCGGCCCCGATATGAGGACCGGCGACGGAGCGCCCGGTAGATGACGGCGACCGGCCTCATCGGAGCGCCTCCCGGACTTCGGTCGGGCTGGCGTAGATGGTGACGTACTGCCGACCGAAGTCCTCGTGGAGGACGACGAGGATCGCGCCCGGCCCCCACTCCTCCGGTCGCGGCTTGGGCCAGTCGTGGTTCCATGGTGCCGGGACGGTCGGGACCGCCACCTTCCCGTCTTGGGTCACCACCCGGACGAGGTCCCGGCGCCCCTCGTCCCAGTTCCATTGGACCCAAACCGGGCCGGTCCATGGTCGGACCGTAACCCGGCGCCCCCGGAACTCCGGGAATGTCGCCCGGAGGAGCCGGTCGATGATGGGGAGCGAGCGGCTGGCGGGGATGGCGTCCTGGATCATTGCGGGACCTCCTTTCTGGGGGACCTGCCCCCTACTCCAGCTCCCGACCGTCGGGAGCCGTCCAACGGCCGTCGTCGGTTCGCCCATACCCCCTGGCGACGAGCCCGGCGGTCCAATCGCCGCCGTTCCAAGCGGCGGCTTCGTCGCCGCCGAGTAGCTCGACGAGGTGGAGGTAGGCGACGACGTCGCCCTCGGTCGCGTCGGTACCGAGGTGCTCGGGTCGGATCGGGGTGGCGTCCACTTGGGACCTCCTTTCTGCTCTGGGGGCGGGTCCTCTCGTCCGCCCCTCTTGACGCCTCGAATATATCACACCCGGGACGACTTGTCAATACCCATTTTCAGGATGTTCACTCGATCCGAGGAGGATCGCGTCGACCGCGGAGTCGAGTGATGGCGCCGGCCCCAGCACGAGCTGGAGGAGCGCCTCCAAGTCGGCCGGCGTGACGTCGACGTCGCCGCCGGACGTGGGGTTCCGCCGAGCTAGCCGGACGACGACGAGGACGTCGCCAGCCTCCGGCTGAAGCTCGGCCCGGGATGGCTCCACCCCGAGGAGCCGAGCCGTCGACGGGTGTCCGATGGCGGAGCCGTCCGCCCGGGCGGCGAGCGCCCGGACGACCTGGGCGGCGAGCGGCGAGTCGAGCCGCCCGAGCCGGTAGATGTAGTGGACGCCCTCGACCGGGACGAGGGCGTTGGCGAGGTAGATAGCCACTTGGGGACCTCCTAGTCTTCGTAGGTGGGGGCCGCCTCGTAGGCGATGCCCTCATAGCCCGGGCGGGTGTCCTCGATCCGCCGGGCGTGGCACTTGGTGCATTCCTCCTGGATCGCGACTCCGGCGCCGTGACCCCAGACGCCGGTCTGCTTCCAGTCGTGATCGGTCCCGCCGCCCTTGCAAGTCGGCGGGAGCGGGTGGACGACCTCGGAGACCTCGGCGCTGTCCTCGACGATCGTCTCGTGACCGTCTTCGCAGATGGCGATGACGGCGATCCACTCCGGCGAGTACTCGACGATCCTGCCTCCGCATTCGGGGCACTTCGGGAGGAGGACCCAAGCCCGGAGCGTGAAGTCCGTCGTCTCCTCGATCCGGGACTGAAGCTCGGTCGCCCAAGCCCGAGCTTCCTCGTTGGCGACCTGCTGGGCGGACCGGCCCGGGACCTCCCAGACCAGCCCGGTGTCGGCGTCCTTGACTTGATACTGGGCCATTTCGGGACCTCCTTTCTGGTCTCCCGCGGGGTCTCTCGCCCCGCTCTTGATGGTCCCCAATATAGCACACCCAAGGGGAGTTGTCAATACCCTATCGCGCCTTGTCAACGGGATTTTTCGGAGAATTTTTCAGAAGCCGACCGTCCGCCCGCCCGAGACGACCGCCGCGAAGGCCCCGCTCGCCGCGTCGACCTGGTCATCGTGGACGCCCTCGGAGGGGAACGCCTCGGCTTCCTCGATGAACGCGGCGTTCCACTCGCCCCGGAGGAGCCAAACCCTCCCCGCATCGGCCTGCGTCGAGAGCGGACCGGCCCGGGTGACCTTATCGCCGGTCGACCGGACGCCCCGGACGGTATAGCCGACGAGGAGCTTCCGGATCATCTGGATGACGAACGCGCCAGCCGCGCCCGGCTCTTGCTCGACGAGGACCGGGACGGCGCGACCGTCGAGGGCGGCGGTCGCCGCCATGACCTCCTGAACGCGAGCCGGCGAGCCCCGGAGCCGGACGACGTCGAGGATGCCGTAGGTCCCGTCCCGGAATGCGGCCATCTTTACGCCGGCCGTCCAGTCCGGATCGCCGGCGCCGCCCGCCTCGGTCGACGCGAGGTCCCAGTAGCGGACCGTCCGGATCGGCGGGACGCCCTCCGGGAGCGCCTCCCGGATCGGGAGGTGCGCCCGGTCGAAGTAGCCTCCGGTTCGCTTCGCTGACCAGTCGCCGTATCGATACTGGCGCCGGGTGACCGGATCGAGCCGCGCGAGGGAGAGGAGGTAGCTCGCCTGGTCGAGGTGCGGGTTGTCCTCTAGGCGCGCCGGGACGAACCGCCGGACCGCGCCCGTCTCGGGATCGCGAGGGACGATCCAGCGCCGCTCCTCCTCGTTCCAAACCGGGATGAACCGCGCCTTGACCCACTCGTGGCCCGCTCCGCCGGGGTTCGAGGCCGCCCGCATCCGGAGCGGGGTATCGGAGCCCGCGAGCCGCCGGAGCCGGCTGAAGAGGTAGAGGTACTGCGACTCGGTGAACTGGGTCAGCTCGTCGAACCCGACGAACTGGAACTCGGCGCTTTGATATCGGTACTTGTCCGTCTCGTTCTGGAGGTGCCCGAACGTCAGCGTCGCCCCGGACGGGAACGCCCACGTCATCTCGGAGGCGATCCAGCGCGCCGAGGTCGGCCGGAGCCACTCGGCGGCGCGGTCGAGGAGCGCCCCCGGGAGCTTGAGGTCGGAGTAGGTCCGCCGGAGGAGGAGGGCGGCGTAGCCCGGGACGTCGACGTACTGGAGGGCCGCCATGAGCAGCGCCTCTGATTTGCCGCCGCCGGCCGCTCCGCCGTAGAGGGCTTCAAGGTCGGAGAGGAGGAGGAACGCCCGCTGCTTGGGCGTCGGGAGGTGCGGGATATAGGGCGTTAGCCTAGGCCAGAGCGCCGCCGCTAGGCGCCTCCTCGCCGCCGGCGAGAGGGAGCGCACCAACACTGCGGAGGACATCGATCACCTCGGCGAGCCGGTCGGGATCGTCGTCGATCGTGACGGTCGTGGAGACGAGGGGCGTCCCGCCCGGCCCGGTGAGTTCGGCCCGCTCGGTCGGCGCCCCCCGAGCCAGCCGCTCCATCTGGGCGATCTGGACGACCGCCGACGCGAGGGTCCGGATGAGCCGGAGTAGCTCGGTGACTGGCCGCTGGACCCGCTCCGTCTCGCCATGACGGTTCGTCCTCGTCGTCCAGCGTAGCTCGTCCAAGACGCCCTCCGGGTCCTCCCGCATCCGCGCGGCGAGTGCCTGGGCGGGGAGGCCGAGCATCTGGATGAAAAGCTGGGCCACCTGGGCATGACGAGTCGCCATCCGCTCCGCCTCGGCGAACCGAGCCTCGAGCTTGCGGCGGTCCTCCTCCCGGTCGAATGCGGCGGCCCGCTCGACCCATCGATAACGGGCGGAGAGCTTCCCGACCCCGACCCGGTTCCGGCCGAGGATACGCGCCACCGCGGTGATCGACCGGCCCGGCCCGAGGTCCCGGTAGACACAGAAGGCGGCGAAGGCGCGGGTCGGCTCGCCCCGCTGCCGCTCCCAGGGGATGTCATCGTGATAGCGCGTCATCGGGCTCCCAGAGGCGAGCGATCTGCGGTTCAAGCTCGATGCCAGGGACGTGGAGTTTGAGAAGCTCCGAGGCCGGATCGTACCAGAAGGCGAGGTAGCGCCCGGGAGTCGCCCCCTCGCCCCGAGGACGCCAGCGCCGGCCGGCGACCCGGACGCGACCGTCCGCCCCGACGCGGCGGATGACGTAGGCCCCGCCGAGGGTCGGTCGCGTTAGGGAGCGTCGCCCGCTCATCCGCGTGGATAGGCGAGACATTCCCGGGCCTTGGCGAGGAGCGCCTCCCGAGTCGAGTCGTCGATCGAGTCCATGAACTCCTGGAATGCCGGATCGGTCGGGTCGTCGGCGAGGAGGGCGTCGAAGGCTTTCAGTGCCTTGGCGTAGCCGTCCAAGAGGCCGACGATCGTCTCGTCACAGATGGCCGGGACGACCTCCCGAGTGACGACCTGCGGCGTCGGCGCCGGGACCGGCGGCGGGGTGACGACGACGACCCGCGGCGTCGCCTCGACGACCCGCTCGACGACCCGCTCCGAGCCGGCCGAGGCCGCCGAACCGAGCCCGACGGCGACGAGCGTCCAGAGGACGACCGCCGCGACCTGGAAGCGGCGATCGGTAGAGAGTCGAGTTTTCACGTCTGCCTCCTATTCCCATCGTACGGCGTCCGCCGACCTCGCCGGAGGGTCGACCCAGGCGAGGCCGAGCGCCCGGAAGACGTCCTCCTCGGTTTCGGACGCGACCGGGAGGCCGGAGCGCGTGACGATCCGGCCGTCTTGGAACCGGAGCCCTCGATACCGGCATTCGGTGACAACTCGGCGGTTCCAGCCCTCCGGCCCGGTCCGGAGGAAGAGGAGGACGCCCCAGGTAGCCGGCGGCCGGACGATGAAGAGGTCGAGGGGCGCCCCGGCGTAGTCGAGCGCCTTGTAGCGCCGCCCGTCCCGGACCCGACCGCCGACGTCCCGGAGCCGGAGCGTCCGGATGTTCCGGAGGTCGCGGACCCGGGCTTCGAGGAGGTCGTCGCTTGCGATCGGTTCCCAGAGGTCGAGCGCGGGAGCGAGCCGCGGTATCGCGACGATCTCGATGTCGCCGACCTCCGCCTTCCGGCGCCGGATCGACCCGGCGACCTCGACCCGCTCGGTAGCCGGCGCGAGGAGGTCGACGACCTCGGCGGCGAGCCGCTCGGCGTCATCCAGCCTCATGTCGAAGCCAGCGCCCGAGGGCGCGTTCGATCCGCGCCGGCGGCGCGTCGACCTCCTCGATCCGTGCCCAGTAGTGGCGCGGCTGGCGGACCCGGTAGTAGCGCTGGAGGTCCGGAGCGTAGTACCAGCCCCAGTCGCCGTCGGGATCGCTCACGACCTCTAGCTCGACGAGGCCGCCCGGCGGCCCCCAGCGGACGATCGGCGCCGCCGGATCGTGCGAGACGTGATGGCACGTCTCGCCGAGGCAGCCCTGGGTTTTGACGATCTCCCAGTCGTCGGTTGGGGGATCGGCCCCCCAGAGGTCGAGAGAGGAGAGGTAGCGCGCCTCCATCCTGGGCCCTCCTTTCAGTCGTACCGTCGAGGAGCCCTCGCCTCGATCGGCGGCCCGGAGCGTAGCCGGAGGACGCGACGCTTGCAACCCCGCTTACTCGGCCGGGATCGTCCGGCGCGCTAGCTCGGCCTTGCAGAGGTCGAGGAGCCGCTGGGCGGGTCGATCGCCGAGGACCTCCCTGACGATCTTCGCCTCGGTATCGGTAAACGTCAGGGCGACCCGGTAGAGGTCGCGCCGCTCGGCAGCGATCATCTGCCGCTCCTCCTCGGTCTTGGCTTCGGCGAGCCGCCGCTCACGCTCCCGGAGGATATCGGCCGCCGCCGGCGTGACGCCCTCGATCCGCTGGGGTTGGACCTCGCCCTGCTGGTCTTCGCGACCGTACCGCGTCCCGAGCGGAACCCACGCGTCGGAGAACTCGGGCGCCGCGAGCGCCTCGGGCGCCGGGATGTCGTCGAGGAGCCGCTGTAGCTCGACGTCGTCGAGGAGGAGGGAGTCCGCCGCCCAGTCGAGAGCCCCTAGCTCCCGGAGGTCCCGGAGGAGCTGGGCGGTCAGCTCGACGTCCTCGGAGCCCCGAGCGCGGTTGTGGCGGAGGGTCGCGATCCGCATCTGCTCTGGCGTCATGTCGACCTTCACAACCGGGACCTCGGCGAGGCCGAGGGTCCGCGCCGCCCGCCATCGGTGCTCGCCGTCGACGATCGTGAGGTCCGGCTGGACGATGATCGGCTGGGTGAAGCCGTCCTCACGCATCGACCGGAGGAGTAGCTCGAAATCGTGCTCGGACTGACGGTTCGGGTTGTAATCGTTCGGCCGGAGCGAGTCGGTCGGGACGTACTCGACCGTGAGCCGCTGGAGCGTCCGGGCCTTCTTCTCGACCGCCTTCCGTCCCTTATCGGTCGCCACCTAGAACCTCCTTCTGGGGGATGATGGGGGGAGCCGCCCCGCCAAGGGTAGCCCTCACTGCAGCCGGTCGATCAGCTCCGGCGCGAGGCCGGAGAGCCGAGCGAGCCGATCGATCGCGACGGCGAGCCGCCTCGGGTTGAGGTCGAGCCCGAGGACCCGCACGCCGGCCCGCGCCGCCGCGATAGCCGTCAGCCCGCGGCCGATGCACGGGTCGAAGACGAGCGCCGGACGGCCCTCCGCCTCGATCGCCCAGGCCGGCGTATCGGCGTCGTCGAGCACGCCCGGCATCCTCGGCGGATCGTCGAGGGTCGTCGAGGCCCGGAGGAGCCATGCCGGATGCCGACCGTAGTACGTGATGGCGTAGCGGTCGACCTCTCGCCCCCGCTCGGCGAGGATGTCGGCGAGCCGGTCGACGTAGTCGCGCCCCATCTCGATGTAGGCGACCGGCGCCCCGGAGCGGTCGATCGCCTCGACGACGGCGAGGAGGAGCCGCCCGAAGTCGACCTGCCGAGGGAGTCCGGCCTTCGTTCGGAAGCCGGTCGCGAGAGACGGCGTCCAGGGAGGGTCGGCGTAGGCGAGGTCCGCCGGCCCGTATCGGTCGGCGAGGTCGAGCCCCGCCCCGAGTTCGAGGTCGCCGCACGCCAGGACGTGCTCCCCGACACGCCAGACGTCGCCGACCGTCACCGGGATGCGGTCGCCCGCGTCCCCGTACCGCCACCTCACCCGAGGAGCCTCCGAACGTCCGGCGGTAGTCGGATCGGTCGCCGTACGGGACGGTCGAGCCCGCGCGTCCAGTCGACGGCCCGCGCGTCGTCGGCAGGCCAGACGACGGTCCGGTACCGGCCGCCGGAGTGCCCGAGAAGCGACTCGGTCGCCGCCCGGTGCTCGACGAGGGAGGGCATCGTCAGCCAGACGGTCCGGCCGGTCGCCACGATGAACGCCGTGATCCGCCGGTCGTCGTGCGGATAGGCCGCCGGGATGTTGGCGTCGACCCAGCCGAGAAACTCCCGGATCGTCGGGACCGGCATGGCGACCGCCCCCGACGCGGCGTCCTCGGCGATCGCCCAGGACGAGCCCGCCTCCCGAGCGAGCCGGACGAGGGCGGGACGGAGGCAGACAAAACAGATCACCTCCCGAGGGTTCGCCTCGATCGCCGCGAGCGCGCCGTCCCGGAAGCCCCGGACCGGGACCATGTCGTCCTGGATGAGGAGCCCGTGGGACGCGCCGGTCGCCTCGGCGATTTCGAGGATACGGAGCCAAGCTCGGCGGCTGGTGGGCCAGACGCCCTCCCGGTTCGGGTCGTTGATGACCTCGTGCGGGATACCGCCGAGGCCGGCCCGGACCTCGAAGAGGAGCTGCTGTCGCGTCCCCGGGACGTGCGTAATCGCCGCGACGAGTCCTACCACGTCGGCGCCCCCTCCCACTTGCCGGCCCCGGGACGGAAGTATTCGGGCTCGACCTCCGGCAGCATCTTGAGTTTCGTCGAGAACGGGTCGCCGTGGTAGACGGCGAGCGCGAGCTTCCGGTAGCAGGTTTGGGCGCCTCCGCAAAGCGGGCAGGGGTGCGTATCCGGGATATCGTCGTCGGAGGAGTGCGCCCGATGCGTCGACCGCATCACCTCCAAGGCCCGGAGCGCCCGCTCCCGTATCCATGCCGGAGCCCTCTCGACGCATTCCCGCTCGAACGTCTCCCGCCAGGTCTCCCCGAGCCGCCGCTCCGGCTGGAGGACCCTCGCCCCGTACATCCCGACCGCCCGGATGCCCGGGAGCCGGTCGCAGACCCGCTCCCACCAGGCTGGCCAGATTTTGGAGGCCACGGGGAGGAAGCGCGCCGAGGCCGGCGAGAGGGTCGGCGGCGCGATCCGTAGCTCCTTCTCCGGGACCCCCATGACCCGGAGGGGGTCGTACGCCCGGTTGTAATCCCAGCCGAAGACGGCGATCGCCCGCCATACGTCCCCGTCGGACCAGTCGTATATCGGCCGCGCGACCCGGAGGCCGGAGATGGGGTGCGGACGTCGCGAGAGGAAGCCGCCGGAGGAGTGGACGCCCATCCGCCGCCACGGCGACTCGGCGGCCCGGAGCCCGACGATCGAGATGAGTTCGCCACCCGGAGGGGGAGGGTACCGCTCGGTATCGAGCATCTTCGTGATGCTGTTGTGCCGGATATAGATGGCCCAGGGCGGAGGCTGCCGCACCCAGCGGGACGGCGGGACGAGCGGATCGAACACCCACCAGTAGGGTTCTTCCCGGTTGAAACAGTTGACGACCGGCTGGTTGGCGATGACCCAGTCGAGCCGGACCTCGTCCTTGCGGCGGTAGACCCGCTCGGCGTACTCGAAGGTTCCGGGGTACATGATCTCCTCGTCCCGCATAACAGCCTCGACGGGGAGCCGCCCCGTCTCCCGCGCCGCGATGATGGCGAGTTCGAGGACGACCCCGCTGTCCTTGCCGCCCGAGAACGACACGACGATCCGTTTCGATGGGTCGGCGTAGAGCGAGCGGAGCCGGTCGAGAGCCGCGTCGACGACGCTGTACCCGGTGAGCTTGAGCCGCGCCATCTCCGCCTCAGTTACGCCAGGGCGAGACGGCCCGCCCGAGGATCGCCGACGCGAGGTCGTCGACCGCGTCGCAGAGGAGGCAGTGATGATCCGGGTCCTCCGCCCGAGCCTCCGCCCGAGCATCGAGGATGATGCTGATGAGCCGCGCGAGAGCGAGCCGGACCTCGTCGTGGTCGTCCTCCCGGTGGAGCGACTTACCGTGCATCTCGGTTGCCCTGCCTAGTCGCCTCGACCCAATCGTCCAGGCGCATGATAACGAGAGGGTCCCGGGCCTTCCGGCCCCGGCCGGGGTTCTCGCTGACGATGAGGACCGGTAGGCGGCCGGCCCCGACCGCGCTAACGACCGCCGCGAGGTCCGTCGAGCCCGCCCCGCCGACGAGCGCCTCGATCTCCCGGAGCGCCCAGCCGGGATAGCGCCCCGGAGCGTACGCCTTGGACTGGGCGATGAACCGCTCCCCGAGGCCGTCTGCCGGCCCGCCAGCCCAGCCGACGGTCCGGAGCCCCGCCCGATCCATGACGGCCCGCTCCTTGGTCGACCCGAGCCTCCGAGCCCGACGTCCGCGCCGGACGACGTCGCCGGACGCCTCGTGCCCGCATCGACCGCAACGCCAGCCGCCGTCCGGGAGCGCCGCCCGGTCGCGCCGAGGATGCGAGCAGGGCCGGCGGCGAGCGACGACCGGGAGCCCGTCGCCCTCGGGAGGCCAGCAGACCGGACAGGTCCCGGTCGGATCGAGGACGTAGCCGCAGGCTGGACAGCTCATGCGTCCTCCGGGAGCGGTGGCGGCGAGAGGTCGGAGATGGGGACCGTCCATCCGCCGTTGTTGTTGGCGTAGACGGCCCGCATCGCCGAGTCGCCCTCGATCCAGCCCGCGAGGACGTAGCGCGTCGGCCCGCCGAGCATGAGGACGTAGCAGCGCCGCGGCGAGTCGGTCGGCGAGAGGACGAGTTCCGGGAGCCTGTAGGTCCGGACCTCGGTGCGCGCCCCGATGGCGATACCGCGGCGCGTCGTCCGCGCCCGATGCGGGAGCCCCGCGATCTTCGAGGCCGCGATCTCGCCCCCGAACCATCGCGCCAGCGCCTCCCCGTCGACCGGCGGCTGCCGGCCGGAGCGCCGCCGGAGCGCCGCCGCCGCGAGCCGACGTGCCGCCCGGACCTCGGCGGGTGAGAGGACGACCGCCCATCGCTCGGGCGGCGTCTCCCGGAGGACAACCGGTCGATGCGGGATCGGCGAGGACCGCCAGCAGCGGTAGCTCGGCGAGCCGTCGGAGAAGGCCCCGGCCGGAGGAGCCCCACAGGTCCAGCATGGCCGGCGAGGGTCGGAGATATCCCAGCCGAGACGCCAGGGCGCGTCCATCACCTCGCCTCCGCGTCGAGGAGGATCGCCGGCGGGACGACCTGCCGGACGTCCGCGTCGGCGACGTAGAGCCGATCGCCGCATGGGCAGGATCGCGACTCGAACCGGAGCCGGACGGCCCGGTCGCCGTGGACGAAGTCGTAGACCCTCGTCCGTTGAGGGTGGAGTGGATGCCCGGCCGCCCGGCAGAGAGGAGCGAGGGTTTCGTAGGCGAGCCGATCGCTCATGGCTTCCTCCTCGGGACGTACCAGGTCGCTGGGCAGACCCGGCAGAGGTAGATATCCTCGCTGGCCGACCGCCCGATCATCTGCCACTGATGACGGCCGAGGAGCCGGTGCCGTATCCGGCCGAGGTACAAGCGAACCCATCTGATCATGGCGCCGCCTCGATCGCGACTGAGATGATGCCTCGCCGGAGCGGCGAGAGCCGCCGGAAGTCCGCCGCCGAGAGGTCGATCAGGGTCGGTTGGCCGGCCCGGTCCCCGCAAGCGCACCAGTCCGAGAGCCGGACGACGACGGCCCGACCGCCCGCCTCGACCCGGACGCGGCGACCGCGCCATCCCGGCCCGAGCGCGTCCCGGAGTGCCGGCCCGGCCGCCGCCTCGCCGGCGCGACCGGCGTACCACGTAGAGAGCCCGAGCCGACGGAGTGGACGCTTCCCTGGGAGGAGAACCGTCGGCCCGGGCTGATCGTGACGCTCCCCCGGGGTGCGAGGAGAGTCCCGCTCGCCGACGTTCGTCCGGCCTGCATGGGAGGCCGGCGAGGTCCCAACTGTCGGGTCTTGGCAGGCCGCGGTCCGGGAGTCCCCGACCGGAGCCGCACTCGCGAGGAGCGCCACTAGGGCCACGATAGCCGACCCGACGACGGGTTGCAAGGCCCCCATCACGTCGCCTCCTCCGCCCGCCGGACACTTGTCCGGACGTGTCCGGACGTGTCCGCCTCCGCCCGGTGTTCCGCGAGGACGTCGCCGATGATCTCCCGGAGAGGTCGAGGCCGCTCCGCCGGCCGCTCCAGCATCCTTGCGTACTCGGCGAGCCTTTGGCGAGCCTGGTGTCCGGACGTGTCCGGACGTGTCCGGACATGTCCGGACGCCCGATATCCTCTACTGTCTTGTACTAGGGAGGGGGGTACGGGGGGAGGGGGAATCTGTCCGGACGTGTCCGGACGTGTCCGGACGTGTCCGGACAACTCCGGACGCGACGGCCGAGCCGCCCGCTCCGCCCGCTTCCGCTCCCGCTCCGCGTCCCGTGCGAACGACCGTTGCGCCTCGAACTGCCAGTCCCTCCAGTCGTGCGGCCGGACCCCGTCCGCGTCGAGGTCGAGCCAGCCGAGCCGCGCTAGCTCCTCGACGGCCGAGGCCGGGAAGCCGTCGGTGACGAGGTGCTCGGTGAGGTCTTCGAGCGACCGCCAGGGCGCCTCGTCCCGACCGGCGTAGTCGAGCCAGACCGTCACGAGCGCGCCCCGCGCGGCCCCCGAGAGTCGTCTCCACTTCGCGAGCCGAGTCGCCCCGACCTGAACGGCGATCCACGATCTAGCCATACTGCCCTCCTCTAGCTGGTCGCCGGCGAGGGGAGGTCCCGAGCCCCTCGCCGGCGGTCGAGCGTATACCGGCCCACCGGAGTTCGATCGTCCGCCGACAGAAGTGGCAGAGGATACGCGGAGCCGGAACCATCGCTCCGCAGATGAACCGGTACTCGGGAACGCCTGGGCAGCGGGACGGCGGCCCGGAGGCCGCCGTCGCCCGGAGGAGGTCCTTCTCGTTCACGTCGCCGGCCCCGGCCCGAGGCCGAGGAAGAGGACGAGCCAAAGCCAGAGGAGGACCGCGCCGAGAGCGCCCGCGACGACGTACTTGGCGTCGGAGAGGTCCCGCCGCGGCGGTCGAGCCTGGCGCCTCATCGCGGCCAACTCCCGCCCGTAGCTCGGTGCGCGCCCGGATGCCCCGCCGGTAGCTCGCAGACCGAGCCCGCCATGAGCGGATCGGTCGCGACGTGGCCGCAGAGCCCGCCAGATTCGGCCCCTAGGGCGTCCTCGTTCGGCGGGCTAGCCTCGGACCCTACCGCCGACATCTCCGTGGCTCCTGGGCCGTCTGTGGCGGCCTGGGAGGCCTCTGGGAGGGCGAGTCGAGCCCGGAGCCGCTCCTGGAGCTGCCGCGTCCGCGACGACCGGCCTTCGCCGGCCCGCGCCTCCGGCGGAAGCGGCCGGTCGGCGGCGAGGTCGTTCTGGATCGCCCGCTCCGCCGCCGGCGAGAGCGGGATAAAGCGGAGAGCGTCCCGGAGGACCGTCTTGAGGGCCATCTGCTCCCACCAGAGCCGCCACGGCGAGTTCGGGTTGTCGATCGTCCCCGAGGCCCGCGCGACCTTCTCGATCGCGGCCCGCGTCATCGGTCGCGGGACGATGACGAGCCCGTCGCTGAAGTGGACCCGAGCGTAGCCGGCGATGACGTCGCCCGGGTCTTCTCCGTTGAGGAGGGGTTCGTGGACTAGCTCCGTCCGCCCGTCGACGTAGGCGACCCGGAAGACGTCCTTCGCCCGGACGAGCTGGACCTCGACCGCCCGGATGCGGCCCGTGGCGAGGACGAGCTGGAGGAGCCCCCGATACGAAATCTGGAAGGTCGCCTCCATCCGGGACGTCCGGGAGTTCCAACGCGGGACGAGGTAGGCGCCGCCGTAGAGCCCGGTCGGTTCGAGCCCGTAGGCCGCCGCCTCCCGGACGGCGAGGATGACCGAGTCGACGCTGCAGCGGAGGAGGTCGGGGTTCTCGACGACCGCCTGAACGACGAGTTCTACGTAGCGGTCGAGGTCGGCCCCCGGCGGGAGGAGCGCCTCGAAGATGTCGGCGCGTGCGACGAGTTCGCGCCGGAGCGCCGATGCGTACTCGGCCGGCGACGGCGCCGGCGGAGCCGACCGAGCCGGAGCGGGCTTGCTAGCGGACGTCATCGGGACCTCCTTTCACCGGCGTGACGGTGAAGCGCCGGTAGCTACTCGGGCTGGACTGATTGGCGGCGACGACCGCCTCTAGCTCCTGCTCGACGCCCGGATCGAGCCGGAGCGCGACCTGGCGGTAGCCCTCGGCGACCGCTCGCCAGTCGACCGTACCGGCGCGCGAGACCGGTGTCCAGGCGACCTTCCAGCGCGGTGTCCAGAGGACCGTCGCCGAGCCGAGGACGGCCTTGACTCGGTTCCGCGCCTCCTCGGCGGCCCGCTCCGCCGCCTCCGCCGCCTCGACCCGCGCGACGAGTTCCTCGACGAGCGCCTCCTGCTCCGGCGTCGCGACCTTCTCCTCGCCGCTGGCCTTGGCGTACCGCTCGGCGAGGTAGCGCGAGGTCCCCTCGGCCCCGTCGAGGTCGGGTTCGCGCCGGTTGCGGAGAGCGTCGACGAACTCCGCCTCTAGCTCGATGAGGGCGTCGATGTAGTCCTGGTCGCGGTCGATACCGTAGACCCGGAAGTCCGAGCCGGCGATGAGGACCGCGACGTCCGCGCCGGCGGCGCGGGTGACCGCGATGTAGTGCTGGACCTGGCAGTAGTAGTAGGCCGGGATGGGGACCGGCGAGCCGCCCCAGCCCCGGTCGTGCCGAGCCGTCTTCGCCTCGACGACCCGGACCGATCGTCCGCGGCCGGTGAGCCCGTCGAGCGAGCCGAACATCCACTCGACCTCGGGATGCCAGAGAAGCCGCCGCGGTCGGCGGACGCGCCGCCCCGTCGTCTCTTCGTAGGCGTCGAGGACGACGCGTTCGAGGATCGTCCCCCAGCGCATCTCCGGCGTTTCACGGGTCGACGGCTCGACAATGCCGAGCCGCTCCGCCCAGAGTTGGACGGGGGATTTCCACGGGGAGAGGCCGGCGATGACGGGAGCGTCGGAGCCTCCGATGCCGAGCCTAGGTCGATCCATGCGAGCCCTCCTTTCTAGCGGGGTGACGGCCCCGCCCTGTTGACACTATCGTACCCGCTCCGCTCGCCGTTGTCAACGGCGGATGGGGCGAGCTACCCCGTCCCGCCCGATCTTGACCGGGATCACCTCGACCCCGGCTTCGGTGAGGGTACGGATGACGGCGTCGGTCGCTTCGTAGTCGGCGACCGCGAGCGCGACGGCCCGCGGCCGATGCCGCCGGAGCCAGCGCCGAGCGGCCCGGACCGCCGCCCCGTAGGGAGCGCCGGCGACCCGAAGCTCGACCCATTCGGCCGACCCGACCGTCACGGGAGGAGGGCCGAGGACGACCCGCACAACGCCGCCCGTCGAGCGCGACGCTGCCCGGACGGCGCCGAGGTAGCGCGAGACCGTCTCCTCACTGCCTCCGTTCCGCTCGATCGCGGCGACGCGCTGTCGCGTCACCCCCATAAGCCGAGCGACCCGCGAGGCCGAGACGCCCGCCTGAAGCCTGAGTTCCCGGAGTTCTTGTCCTGTCATCTGGTATGCTCCTCTCGCCCTCCTTTGTGAACCCTCCCGCCGGGGGTGGTCCGTGACGGCGAGGCCATCATCCCCGTCCCGGCGGGAGGGTCGGGCTTGTCTTACGGGATCGCGTCGATGACGCGGCGGACCGCCTCGACCGGCGTTACCAGCCGGCGGCCCCCGATGGGGTCCGGGACGAGCGTCTCTTCGGAGAGGACCGCCCGGAGGAACCGCCGGTCTTCGGCCGAGACGGCCGAGCCGCCCCGATACTCCCGGTAGTGGTCGAGATACTCGGCGACGGCGTTGAGGAGGCCCCAGCCCGTCCACCGGACGTTGGCGAGCGTCTCGGAGTCCTCCCAGACCTCGGCAATCCGGGCGGCGAGCGACCGGTCGACCTCCTCGTCGGTAGCGTCCTTCGGGACCGGGAACGCCGTGAGGAGGGCGGCCTGCCCGACCGTCCGCGGAACCCTGACCTTGAGGAGCCGCTCCGCCTCGGCGGCGTAGCCGTTGAGGTACTCGAACGTGAGCCCGAGCGCCTCCCGTGCGGCGGCGATCCGCCCTTCGAGCCCGGACGTGTGCCGGAGCCGCCACTGCGAGACGGCGTTGGCGAGAGCGAGCCGGACGGTGTTGAGGCAGACCGCCCGGATCGGCGTGATCGCCGCGGTGAGGACGTGGCGGCCGTCATGGCCATTGACGAGGAGGAGGTAGGGGAGGACCGCCCCGTCGTCGCCCGGGACGTGGATGTCCCGATCGATCTTGAAGGAGAGGTAGACGATCCGCCCGCCGAGCGCCTGCCCGGCGGTGTCGATGTGGACGTCGGGAGCGTCCTGGATCGCCTCCCCGAACTCGGCGAGTTCCCGGTTCTGGTACGGCCTGTACATCGGCGAGACGATCCCGAGGGGAGCCCCGGTGTCGGAGCGGACCGTCGCCATCGCCCGCGGGATCGGCGCCCCGCTAGCGGTGAAGACCTGCTCCTTGCGGACCTCCCAGTTGAGGCCCGCCCAATCGAGCGCGTCCACAATCGGGACCCGCTCGGCGTAGACGATCGCTCCGGACGGCTGCCATGGTAGGCGGCGACCGGCCGGCGGAGCGGGAGCTTCTGGCATCTGTGCCCTCCTTTCTGGGCTTGGGGCCGGCGGCCCCGGACGGCGACCGCCGGCCCGGTTGATGGGGTTACGCCTCGTCGGCGACGAGGTACTGGTTAGCGAGCCGCGGCTCCCCCTTGAGGATCGCGGCCCGGTGTGCGACGAGCCGGTTTTGGGTCGCGGCGAGCTTGAGCGCCTCGACCTGCTTTGGCGTCGGCCCGTAGCCACAATAGGCGCAAACCTCCGGCGTGAGCGCCTCGGGGTTGCGGGCTGGGACGAGCCGCGCCCCGACCCGCTCCAGCGGGCGACCCTGCTCGTCCCGAGGTCGGGGGTTGAGGATGAGCGGATGGACCTCGGCCGGCCCGGCCTTCGCTGCCGGCCCGACCTTCGCCCGCGCCTCTCGGGCGGCCCGACGGCGACCGAGCGCCGCGGCGAGCCGGTCGCGCTTCGCCTCCTCGATGAGGCGCTGCCCCGCTTCGGTTCCCGGCCCGCCGACCTTGGCGAGCCGCTCCTCGAAGCGGAGCCGGAGTTCCCGCGCCGAGGACGACTCCTTCGTCGGCGCCGGGATCGGCGCGACGACGACGGGCTTCCGGGAGCGGGGCTTGGGGACTGTCGCTGTGGCCATTTCGGGACCTCCTTTGGGTTCTCTCGCCGATCCTCTCTGGTCGGCTGTGAGCATACGATACCGCATCCGGAGCGGTTTGTCAATACCCTAGTTTGGACCGTTCACGGGCTAGCGCGCCGGTCCCCAAAAATCGCGTTGACAATCTGCACTAGGGTATTGACAAGCGGTCCCGGGTGTGATATATTCGGACCATCAGCCGGAGAGAGCCGGCAGTAGACCAAAGGAGGTCCCCAAATGGAAGCCCCCGCCACCCCGACCCCAGTCCAGAAGGTCGTCGCCTACAACGCCTCGGGCGAGCGAGTCCTCACGCTCGTCATCGCGATGGACGAGCGGGGGTGGATCGTCCAGCTCGAGGATCAGGACGGCGTCCATCGCCTCCGGTACCTCGTCAAGGAAGAGGACGCGGCGTTCCGGGGCTTCTACGGTCGGATCGCCCGCCTCGCCCTCAGCGGCTACCGAGTCGTCGAGGAGCGCTAAAGAGCGCCGGACGGGCGGTCGGGCTACCGGACCCGACCGCCCGCCGGTGGAGGAGGAGGGGATGGCTGGATATTCAGAGTTCGGGTGACCGCACGATCGATGTCGCGTCGACGATGCGGTCCTCGATCGATGGGTCGGTGTCGGTCGACGCGCCGAGGTTCCGCCAGACGAGCTGATAGGCCGCGGTCCCGACGACGGTCGCGGTCGAGACGAGCGGCACGACGTTCTCGATCGTCAGCGGGAGCCCGGAGGTCGCCGCCCCGAGGACGCCGACGATGACGTAGGCGGCGAGCGCGACGAGGGCGTTCGTTTGGCGAGACCAGCCGGACTGCTTGACCAGCGCGACGAGGATCGGCGAGACGGCCGAGAAGAGCACGAACGCGGGGTTGTCCATCATTGAGGTCTCCTGCTACGGCTTCGAGGTGACGAGGACGACAGAGGCGTGCATCCAGGCGACGCCGCCGGTCGGGAGGAGGACGCGCCACCAGCGCCGGTCGCCACCGACGCTTTCGCCGAGGTCCGGCTTCTCGGATGCTCGGAGCCGTCGCCCCGCCCTGAGACGAGTGATGATCGCCGAGGACCGAGACGGCCCCGCCCGGACGTTGGCGACCGGGACCCGGACGGTCGCCGTCCCGAGCCGCATGATGGCCGCTGTGAGGCCGGCCCCCGGGAAGCGCTCCATGTAGAGCCGGAGGACGTCGAGGGGCCAGACGACCCAGCCGCGCGGGATGCCCGGACGTCGCCCGTCGTTGAGCGGATCGCCGATCGTCGCGCCGGACGGGACGAGGCCGGCGAGGAAGACCGAGTGATAACCCTCGAAGTCCTTGTCACCGCGGAGGGCGGTCGGGACCGCATCGTAGTCGCCGTGGACGATCGCCGACCGCCCGGCGCTGACGAGTTCGAGGAGCCGGCCGTATGTGAGGCCGTCGCTGGCGTCGTATCCGGTCGGGTGGACGCCGTAGGCGGCGAGGGCCGTCAGCGCGTCAGCGATGGTCGTACCAGCTGGCTCGTCCCGGCCGGAGGCCCGCCGCATCGCGTCCGCCGAGACGTTGACGATACCGAGGGTCGCGGCGTCGGCGAGCATCGCCGCCGCCGCCATGTTGCAGTTGTACGGTCCCAGCTTCGTCCCGGTGAGCTGCTTCTTGAAGTCCGGGAGGTAGGTCGCCATGTGGCCCTCCTGTCTCGTTCCAGAGCTTGCCGATGATGATAGTCCCCGCCATGAGGAGTCCGCCGCGCCCCATCGCGGCGAGGAGGTCGAGGATTTCGCCTCGCTCGGTCCCCGTATCAGCCCCGGCCGTCGCGAGGGCGGCGGCGCCCGCGAGGACGGCGAGGCGCCCGAGGAGGGAGCCGCCGCGCCGCCCGTAGTGGGCGAACCCTAGGCCGAGGACCGCTAGGCCGAGAAGGATGGTGAGGATCAAAGCTTGTCGTCCTCCTTTCTGCGCCCGGGGAACGCGAGCCCGACCTCGAAGCCGAGGAGGACGAGGAGCGCGCCCACCAGCGTCCCGATCGTCGCGATGTGCTCCTCGTCTGGGGCGACGATCGTCCAGACGAGGAGCCCGAGGAGCGTTAGGGCGGCGAGGACCCGTAGCCGCCGGAGGGTGGGGTCCCGACCCGACCACGTCATAGCGCGAGCCCCACCACGCCGGCCCGAGCCGAGTCCATCGTGACGGCGACCGCCGCCGTGTTCGTCTGGTTGACGTGGAAAGCAACCGCGTCGTTCGCGTTCAGCGCCCTGATCCAGACCGCCTTGTAGTGGCGAGCGTGAGAGAACCCGGTCCCTTCGTCGGGGCTGATCGTCCATTCGTCGGTCGTCGCGACCGTCGTCGGATCGCCGTCGTTCGCCGCGACCGCGAACTCCAGGATGACGCGCCGGTAGTCGGTCCGCGCCGGGAGGTCGACCTCTAGGAAGATGAGGTAGAGGCCCGCCCGCGAGACGACGATCGAGGAGTTCGTCGAGTTGTAGGTCGTCCCGAGCCCCGTCCAGAGCGAGGACCAGCCGGTCAGCTTCGTCTGCGTGTTGTTCGAGAGGGACTGCGTCGTCTTCGAGAGCGCCCGCCCGACCCGCGAACCGAGGATCGCGGTCGAGGCTGCGATGAGGTCGGCCCCCTCGACCGAGAGGGTATCGTCGCCGGTGAGCCGGAGCCGAGCATCGTAGTCGACCGAGCTGTCGTTAGCGAAGTCCACAAAAGGTGTCGTACCGCGCAGCTCGATCGATCCGTTGTAGTTCACATCCGCGGCAATCCGGACCGATGGCAGGTTTGGATAGTTGCCGACCTCGAACGTATCGTCGGTCCGTAGAATATTGGCAGCCGCGCGGTATAGGTTTACATCGCGTTCTAGCGCCGTCCCGCTCCATTCAAAAGTCCCGTCGGTCCGGATGCGTACCGCCTCGCTCCACGTGCCGGCGGGATGCGACCCGATCGCGACGTAGTCCGAAGACCCGCGATCATCAGACGGCGAGAGTAATAGCCCTGCGACATTGTTGTCTTCGTCGTGGATGATTCGGCCGGGATCGTTCACCTCGGCCGGGAAGAAAATCTCCGCCGCGTCGGCCCCGCCCTTCGTGATAACGAGCCGCCCTGGTGCGGACGAGTAGACCTCGGTATCGCCGCCGAACCGGAGGCCGTTCGCCCCAAGCTCGACGACGTCCCGCGTGCCGCCCGCCGCTCCACGGAGCCGGAGGGTCCCGCCGGCCGAGCCGTCGACCATGAGCCCGCCGGCATCGACGACGACCGCCTCGCCGACGAAGCCGGGTCGCCACGGCGTGACGATCGTCGATGCTTCGAGCTGGATCGCGTCGAACCAGGCGTAGCCGGACGTAGCATTGATGAGGCAACGGACCTGAACGGAGGTCATCGAGCCCGAATACCAGGCTGTCGAGTACCGCGTCCAGTCTGTCGTCCCCGTTACGTACGGGAACCCAGCTAACCACTGATCCGATGCGGTCTTGATCTCGACCGTCGCGCCCATGCCCGATAGGGAGGCCGTCTTCATGAACGCCGACAGCGTGTACCAGGTGTTCGGCTCGACGGCGATCGTCTGCGCTGCCCACCGCCACCCGCCACCGTCGCCGGCTAGCCGGAGTGACTGCGTCCCGTAGACACGAGCCCCGTCGTCGAGAGCCATCACCGGGCTGTAGGATGCCGTCCAGTGGTCCGGCTGGAGGACCTGCGTGTTGTAACTGATGACGAGCTTGTCGAGCGACGGCGAGGTCGCCGGCGAGGCCCCCCAGGCGAGAAGCCAGACCCGGTAGCGGACCCAGCGCTTCAGAGGGACGTCCGCGAGCGAGGCTTGCCAGGCGCCGAGGCCCGTCCCCGCGCTATCGTCGGCCGAGTTGTACTCGACGACGACGGCCGACGTCGACCCGGTCGTCGTGAGAAGCGTCGAGACGTTCCAGGTCTTCGGCGCCGATCCGAGGTCCTTCTGGTGCTGCGAGAGGCCCCAGCGAGCCCGGACCCGGAAGGGTCCCGACGACGACGACTCGCCCATGTTGTCCCAGGCCGTCACCGTCACGTGGTAGTACGAGCCCTCGGCGAGGTTGGCCGGGACGGTGATGGTCGAGGCCGTCCCGGCCGTCTGGCCGGAGTCGTACAGCGTCGAGCCCGGAGCGCCGGAGCTGTCGTTTTGGACGAGGACCCGATAGGAGGCCTGGGCGGAGCCGTCCGGATCGGAGAACGACCATGCGACGACCATCCGCGGCGACGTCCAGCCGGAGCCGGCGGTGTACGTGAGTTTGGCGAGCCGCCCGGTCGCCGAAGGCTCGGTAAGCGAGACCGTCGGGAGCGAGTTGACTTTGAACGAGGCCGTCGACGACCAGGCGCCGGTCGCGCCCGAGGGATCGGTCGCCCGAGCCCGCCAGTAGTACGTCGCCCCGCGGGAGAGGGCCGAGCCGCCGTAGCCGACCGAGACCGTCTTCGTCGTCGTGTTGATGCCGCTGGTGAGGCCGCTCGCGTTCCAGTGCGTGATGGTCCCGAAGGTCGAGTCGGTCGAGACCTGGATGTCGTAGGAGGAGATGTTGTCGCCGTCCGGGTCTGACCACGAGAACGAGAGGGTCGGCGCTAGGAGCGTCAGCGCGCCCCCGGACGGCGAGAGCCCCGTCGGCGCGTCGGGTGCTCGGTTCGTCGTGTAGGTGATAACGATGTAGGGATCGTAGGAGGAGAGCGAGCTGTAGTACTCCGAACGGTAGACGTCGGAGCCCTCTTGGACCGTCCCGGACGAGTTGACGGCGTAGAGCTTGAGGCCGTAGTTCGCCGAGCCGCCGAACCACGACTGGACGATCGCCGTGACGTCGATGGTGAACCAGACGTCATAGGAGGACGGGACCGCCGTCGCCGGCGACTGATCCGTCGTCGTATCGGAGGGCTGGGTCGACCACTTCGGGCTTGCCGAGGACGACCACGTATTCTCGGAGCCGCCGGTCCCGCTCCACGACGACGTGATCCGCCGCGCCCGGACGTAGGCCGAGGAGCCCCGCCCGGTGTGGTAGAGGACGGTCCGGAGGTAGAGCTTGGCGTCGGTGATGGCGACGACCCCGGAGAAGTCGAGGTTGAAACGGAGGAGGGGGCGCCAGGTGTACGTCCCGTTGTAGCCGACCGGGAGGTGCGCGTCGTTGAAGTTCCCGGAGTCGTACCCCGCCATGACCGAGCCGTCCTTGGCGATCGTGAACGTCCGCGTCGCCATCAGTACGAGGTCCCCGTCATCGTGAGCGACCCGGTCCCGGTCGTCACGTTCGTGTCGGTCCCGACCCGCGACGCGTTCCAGTCCGCCTGGACGTCCCACGTCGCGGTAGAGGGGACCGTACCGAAGCTGGTCAGTTCGAACGAGCTGTTCCGGATCACGTTATGGCCGCCGGCGAGCGTCCCGAAGCTGATCGCCGACGCGTTGATGCCGTCCGGCGTGAGCGCCGTCTGCGCCTGGCCGGCCCGGTAGACCGTCAGCCCGGCGTCGGTAATCCGGACGTAGTCGGAGGAGGATCGATCGTCCGGGAGATGGACGCCGTTCCGGCCGACGTAGAGCCCCGTCTCGTCCCAGAGCGCGACACGCTTCCCGGACG